CGATGGCGTTCTTCGGAATGTCTCGGTCGGCTACTCCATCAATCAGATGGAGGAGCGCGCCGGCGATTTTGTCGCCACCTCGTGGAGCGCCTACGAGGTGAGCGTCGTTGGAATCGCTGCCGACCCCACCATCGGGATTGGGCGAAAGCTCGACACCGATGACGCGGCCCCAGCCGCAACCCCGACCCCTACCCCTTCCCCTACTTCCATGGAAGACACCAACCTCAACATCGAGGCTGTGCGGGCGGAAGCGGCTGCACAAGCCGCCAACGCCGAGCGCATCCGCATCGCCAGCATCAACGCTCTGACTGAGCGCCACGGCCTCAAGGATCTGGGCACCACCCTGATCGAAAACGGCCGCAGCATTGACGAAGCCCGCGCCGCGGTGCTCGACAAGATCAGCGCCAAGCCTGTTGAAACCGTCAAGCCGGTTGAGATGGACCAGCGCGACGCCACCCGCTTCAACATCACCGCCGGCATCCGTGCTGCTCTGTCTGGTGATTGGAGCTCCTACGAAGCCGGCCTGGTGCGCGAGATGAGCGCCGAGGTGCAGAAGTCGATGGGCCGCGCCCCTTCGGCTGAGCGGGCTTTCTTCATCCCCTTCTCTGCTCTCACCCGGGCCACTTATGTGACATCGGGCACGACGACTGGCGGTAATCTGGTGCAAACCGATTTACTCGACCAGGATTTTATTGAATTCTTGCGCAACCGTTCGGTGATGCTCGCCGCTGGTGTTCGCACCATGCCCGGCCTGCAGGGCAACGTGGCGATTCCCCGCCGCTCTGGTGTTGCTTCGACCTATTACCTGAGCACCCAGACCACCGCCATCACCCAGGCGGAATCCACCTTTGACCAGGTGACGCTCTCGCCGAAGAACTTGGCTGCGCTGTCCAAGTACAGCCGCCAAACGCTTCTCCAGGCCACGCCGGGGATTGAAAATTTGGTCAGGACTGACCTTGTTGACGGCATTAACGTCGCCATGGACCTGGGCATTCTCAACGGCTCCGGTGCATCCGGCCAGCCTCTGGGGATCATGGGCACCAGCGGCATCGGTTCGGTGGCGATCGGCACCAACGGCGGCGCGATCACCATGGAGACCCTGGTGAACCTCGAGACCGAGCTCACCATTGACAACGTGCCTGTTGATCGCAACTCGGTCAACTACATCACCAACGCCAAGGTGATGGGCAACCTGAAGAAGCTCCGCGCTGGTGGCTCCACCACCACGGACGGTCCCTTCCTGGTGAATGACAACCTGCTGGCCATCGGCCGCGGCGCCACCCCTTCGGTGGTGAACGGCTACGGCATCTACGTCACCAACCAGGTGCCTTCCACCCTGACCAAAGGAACCAGCTCCGGCGTTTGCTCGGCGGTGGTGATCGGCGACTACAGCCAGGCCATGGTCGGCCTGTGGGGCAACGGCCTCGAGATCACCGTGGGCGAAGACAGCGATGACTTCTCCAAGGCGCTCACCAGCGTCCGGGGCATCGTGACCTACGACGTGGCGGTGCGCGATCCCAAGTGCTTCGCAGCCTGCCTGGACGTGACCACCAGCTGATAGGGGCTCAGACTCCTAGTCCTGACCGGGGCGGCGTCTGCCGCCCCTTTCCCACATGAAGATCTTCCTTCTGCGCAACACCATCGCCAGCGGCCAGGCCCTGGAGGCCGGCACCGTTCAAGACGTGTCCGACGACGACGCGGCGATCCTGGTGCGCCTGGGCCGCGCCACCACCGAGCTGCCTGAAGCCAAGCCGACGCGCAAGGCAAAGGAGCCCGCCTGATGGCCTTCACCGAGTCGCTCGATCCGTTCCTTGCCGATTTCGGCGTGGCGGTGACGGCTGGCGCGGTGAGCGGCCTTGGAATGCTGGACCAAAATTCCGAGATCATCCTCGGCGGCGAGATCACCGTGATCGATCTGCTGTTGACCGTGCCCACAGCCACCTTCGGCGGCCTGAGCTATGGCGACCTGGTGACGGTTGACGGCACCAGCTACAAGTGCGAAACCCAGCCGCAACGCTTCGACGACGGCAGTTTCTGCCGGGTGCCGCTGGTGAAAATGGATCCAGATCCCGCGATTGATTACATCCTGGACGGTGGCGCCGCGTTGGCCTCCGGCACTCTCTACGACGGTGGTGGAGCATGAGCCAAACGATCCCGGCCCGCATCGTCATTCGCCGCGACACGGCTGCGAACTGGACGGCAGCTAATCCCGTCCTGCTGCAGGGTGAATGGGGCTTTGAGACTGATGCCAAGAAGCTGAAGATCGGCGATGGCGCCACGACCTGGAGCGCGCTGAGCTACTTCTCCACCGGCAGCAGCGGCGGCGGCAACACCATCCTGAGCGGCAGCGGCGCCCCTAGCAGCGCCTTGGGTGCCAACGGTGACATCTACCTAGACACTGCCGCCACGCGCCTGTATGGCCCCAAGGCGGCTGGCCTGTGGGGCTCTGGTGTTTCGTTGATCGGCGCCGCCGGAGCAAACGGGACGAACGGAACCAACGGGACGAACGGCACGAATGGAACGGCCGCCACCATCGCCGTGGGAACTGTCACCACTGGCGCCGCCGGAAGCTCTGCGGCCATAACCAACTCAGGCACCAGTTCAGCCGCAGTCTTCAACTTCACGATTCCCCGCGGTGACACCGGCGCTGGCGGCGGCGGAACCCCAGGCGGCAGCACCGCGCAAATTCAATACAACAACGATGGTTTCTATGCAGGTGCAACCAACGTAAAGATCAGCTCCGATAACCTTCAGTTAACCACCCCAGGTAGCGCCCCTGCTGCGGCAGATGCATCCAGCGTTGTCGTATATCCAACTGGACTAGCTGACCGGTTCATGTTGGCCATGCGTGGCCCGACTGGTGCCGCCATGTTGTTGCAACCGAGCATTTTCAGCAACAACATCATGCTTTTTTCCCCCCAGAGCGGCACGACCGGGACGGGAGGTAACGCCTTTCAAATTGCGTGGGGCACCGCCGGAACGGTGACCCACCCAGCGCCCGATGCTTCCAGCGTGGCTAACTCTGGCAGGCGCACAAATTACGCAAACGTTGCCGCAACAACAAATCAAGTTCTTGGCGCCCGGATGGGCAGCGACGCTGAAAGGTGCTTTTTCAGGGGCAACGTGGCTGGTACTGGGGGATTTTTCTATTTTTCCCGCATTCGCCTTACTTACCCGGCTTCAACTACAAGGCTATTCACGGGCTTACAGGGAAATGCCGCATCCGTTGCCCTGGCCCAGAGCGATACTCCGCCTGGCCCACACTGCGGGCTGTCTCACCTCACCACCGACCCATCGACAGGTTCTGGAGCACTGAACTTTGTCACCCACGACGGCACGACCAGAAACGCACTTGCAATCAACTTCACTGCCGACTTGGTGGCTAGCTCCCCGTTGCTGGACTTCTACATGTACTGCGCTCCAAACGGCGGCACAATCTTTTTCAGGTTGGATGACGTAACCAGTGGAGTTACCTATACAAACTCCACAACCGCAAACCTTCCAGGCGCTACGGCGATGATGTCTCCGCAGTGTCAGGCAAGCAACGGCACCGCCAACGTCACCCTGGGTACGGTGGCCATGTCCATTTACAGGATATATGGCGAGAGCGCCTTATGATGGAGCCAAACTACGCTGGTTTCTGGGCAGCTTTCAAGGCCACTGCAGCTTGGAAAGGGTTGATGCTGATGGGCCGCTACTCCGATTTTATTGAACTGCGTACCGTGCGGCTGCGGGTGGAGATGCTTGATGCCATCAACGGAAACCCAAACCAGGCCGACATTCAGGAGGCAATATGGCGGCTGATGGAGCTGGCGAGCAGCAACGCCCAGGAAGCCGAGTTGCAGGAGATTGTTGATCTGCTCGCCCTGTATGGCTTTACCCCCACCTACTCCCTGCAGCCGTCGGCAGAATGACCGCATCGCCCCTATCAGCTATGCCCCCAGAAGATGTATCGCACCGGGACATCTATGTCCGGCTCGCTGAGCTGGGCGCCAAGATTGACAACATCCTTTCGATCATGGCCGAGCGCAAGGAAGACGTAGCCAGGATCACCAAGGATCTCGACGCCTTATTCAGCCGCCAGCGCGCCCTGGAATCCCGGCTCGCCCAGATCGCCGGCATCGGCCTGGTGCTGGCGGTGGGGATCCCGGCATTGGCGACCATGTTCCAGCTCAGGCTTGCTGTTCCTGTCGAGCATCAGCAGGTGAAGCCATGAACTGGGTCACCGCTGCCTTGTTGGCCGGCTACATCGGGATTTGTGAGTACCGCGCCCCATCGCCTTGGGTGGCCTGCGAGAGCCGCTGGAACTGGGCGCTCGGCGTGCTGGTGCCATCGCCTATCCAGGGCGCCATCCCTGCCGCTGGGCGGATGCTGGGCCTGGGCCGCCGCCGGCGGCCTGAGGCTGGCGACGTGGAGGTGAAGCCGTGACGCTGAGCATCTCTTGCCGAATCATGGATGCCTTGGCCGCCAGACTTCAGGGCACAGCAGCTGCAGGGAAGAGCGACATCCCCAACGTTGACGCGCTGTTCTTGGATTCGGCCCGAGTCGCCAGCGTCCCCGATGGCACGGTGATCAGCCTTGACCAGGAGGGCCAGGCATCCGATGAGATCGCCACCACTTGCAGGCTGAGCTCCACCCTGCCAGTGGTGGTAACCATCAGCTGCTTCCGGGCGCCCAATGATGCGCCGAACTGGCAGCTGCTTGACCCGTTCTATGTGGCGGTTCATGCCCGAATGATGGGCGATCGAAAGCTGGGCGGCCTGTGCGAAGACATCAAGTCGATCGGCCGTGAGCACAGCGCAGACCTGCGGGCTTGCCTGGTTCGCTGTTCCTACTCTGTGCAGTATCAGACTCTTGAGGCTGACGCGACCCAGCTATGACCCAGGCGCCTCCCCATCCCGATGGCCCCGGCGAGTTCTACCGGGATCCCGCCGATACCGAATGGCGGGAATTGACCGTCAACACAACCGACCCCCAGCCCGAACCCACCGAGGACCCAACCGATGGCCTACCGCGACCAGCTGCTACAAATCAAGGTCGAGGCGACAAGCGGCACGCTTGAAACCATGGTCGGGGCGGATGTGGTCCAGGTGGGCCAGTTCACCCCGACCATTCAGGACTTTGGCCAAGCTGAGCGGTCCATGCTCAGCGCGCGCCCTGGGACCCCCGTTGCGGCGGCGATGGTGCAGCGCACCATGAGCTTCGAGGCGCCGTTTGAGTTCTCCGGCTCCGGCACCGCAGGCACCGCCAGCGGCCTGGACAAGCACCTGCTGGCCGCAAGCTTCAACAAGGCGTCGGTGGGCTCCACCAGCGTCACCTATGGCCTTGCCTGGCCGCCTCCGGCCACCACCTATTCGGTGGGCTTCTTTCTCGATGGCGTGCGCTATGCCTGCGCTGGCGCCCGGGTGAAATCAATCAAGATCGGCGCCAAGGCTGGAGAGATTGTCACCGCCAGCGCCAGCTACATGGGCCTATACCGCGCACCAAGCACGCTTGCCAATCCCACGCCGACCTTTCCCACCCAGGCCGCGGCGGTGGCGTTCAACTCCGCCAGCGCAACAGCTGGCGGCTTGACCCTGGCGGGTGTGGCGATCTGCGTCGAAGAGTTCGAGATCAACATCGACAACACTCTTGAGCTGTTTGACCATGCCGGCTGCACGCCGACCATTGACCACACCGACCGGGCGGTGTCCGGCTCGATCACGATCGCTCGGCCGTCGATCGCATCGCTTGACGTGCTGACCAACGCAGCCAACTCCACCCTGGGCGCCTTGGTGCTCCCTTGGGGAACCACCGCCGGGAATATCACCACCGCCACGCTGCCCCAGATTCAACTGGCGCCCGTTGGCCTGGTGGACATTCGCGGCAAGGCAGGCTTCAAGCTTGACTTCACGATGATCTCCTCGGCATCCAACCAAGAACTGTCCATCGTTCAGACCTGATCGGGCTGGCGACTCTTAACCACACCATCATCATCCCATGTTCGAGATTGACAAGGGCGACAGCTACGAATGGACGGTCACGCTCGGCGAGCCGTCCAACCGCACCAACAAGGCCGAGACTTTCACCGGCCGTTTCCGGCGCCTGAGCCAGCCGCGGATTGATGAGATCAATGAAGCCATCCGCCAACGGATGATTGCCTCCACGGCCGGCGAGCCTGTGGAAGGAATGATTGATGACATGCAGCTGGCCGATGAGATCCTGACCGGCTGGAGCGGCATCACCAGCGGCGGCCAGCCGGTGGAGTTCAGCGAAGGCCTGAAACAGGAGCTGATCGCCCGGGCATCGTTTGCCGCGGCGATTGTCGAGGCCTGGAATGTTTCAATCATCGGCGGGCGAAAAAAAACCTTGAGGACGCCGCAAGGCACTTCCTAAGAAGTGGGGCCACAGAGCACAACCCAGAGAAGCTGGCAGCGGCTGCTGATGGGATGGGGATTGCGATCCCTGCTGAATGGGCGGACGAGCCAGCAGGCGTCCCAGAGGCTTTCCTGGTGTGGCCTGAGAACTGGGAGGCGGTGACCATGTTCAGCCGGCTCCAGACCCAATGGCGCATCGGCCCGCGTGGCCCAATCGGCCTGGACTATGGCGCCGCACAGTGGATCTTTAGCCTGTGTGGAGTAACCCAGCCGCTGGCGCTGCTTGAGGACATTCAGACCATGGAAGGCGCCTATCTGATGGAGCTGCACAGCTGATGGCCAGCATGGATGCCATCCTGAAGATCAGTGCCAAGGGTGACGCCTCGGGCTTGGCTGGGTTGACCGCTGGCATCAAAGGGATTGAGAAGGCAGGAAAGGATGCCAACAATGCCCTAGGCGGCATGGGCAAGATCCTCGGCAGCGTGACCGGTGGCGTGCTGGCCCTGGGCGCTGGATTCTCGGCTGCTGGCGTGGTGGCGTTCGCCAAGGGCGCGATTGATGCCGCCGACAACATGCGCGACCTGTCGCAGAAGACAGGCGTCAGCGTTGAGAACCTGAGCCGATTCCAGCAGGCGGCGCAGATGGCCGGCACTGATGTGGAAGGGGTTGGCAAGGCGATGGGCAAATTGGCCAAGGGCATGTATGAGGCGGCCACAACCGGCAAGGGTCCGACATCTGACGCATTGCAATCGCTGGGTATCAGCGCTGTAGATGCCAGCGGCAAGCTCAGGGGCACCGATCAGGTGATGCTCGATGTGGCTGACAGGTTCAAGCAAATGCCGGATGGCGCGCAGAAGGCGGCCCTAGCGGTGCAGCTGTTCGGCAAAGCTGGGGCCGACATGATCCCCATGCTCAATGAAGGCCGCCAAGCCATTGAGGGCCTGGCCGCCACGATGAGCACGGAGTTCGCCAACAAGGCCGACGCCTACAACGACAGCCTGGCAGCCACCAAGGCCGTGTTTGGCCAGATCGGCATGGAGATCGCCAACCAGCTGCTGCCATATTTGACGAGCGCGGTGGACTGGATCTCAAAGGTTGGCATTGGCTTCCGGGATTACATCGTCGCCAACAAGGAGCCGATTCGGCAGACCATCGAGACAATCGCCGGCATTGCCAAGTCGCTCGGCCCGTGGGTGGTGGGGCTCGGCCTGGTGGTTGGCGCCTACAAGCTGTTGACCGAGGCCGTGAAAGCCGCTGCGATTGCCCAGGCTGCGCTGGCGGCACTCACCGGCCCAGCGGGCTGGGCAAAATTGGCACTAGCCGCTGGCGCCACCGCTGCAGCGGTGTGGGCCATCAACGAGGCGACCAAGAGCGCCGGGGGCTCGGCCAAGGATCTTGCGGTAGGAATGGGTAGCGCGGCCACTGCCGCCGAAGGCGTTGAACCGCCCATTGACGATGCCAAGGCCAAGCAGGAAGCATTCAAAGCTACCATCGATCAAAGCAACGCCAGCTACAAACTGCTCACGGCGACGATTGATGCCACGGCCCAGGCCGTCCAGCGAGTCGGGAGCCTGAGAGATGCCACCCTGAATGCAGACATTGCGGTGAACAATGCCGCAAAGTCCATCCTTGAATACAAGCTCGGTCAGGCTAAGACAGACGCGCAGAAGATCCCCATCCTGCTGCAGATCAAGCAAATTGAGCTTGAAAACGCCAGGTTGCAAAAAGAGGCGCTGGACGACCAGATCTATCAGGAGACTGTGATTGTTGACCTGAAACGGCAAAAAGCGTGGCAAGAGTTGCGCAGCGCCCAGGCGGCGCTCGCCACAGCTCAAGCCATGAAGCAGGAAACTGGAAAGCTCCAGGAGCAAGTGAACTTGATGAAGGTGGCGGCCAACTCGGCGGACACCGAATACAAGTTCCAGCAGCAAATCGGCGCGCAAAAGTCCCGTGGCGCCCAAGCCTCCTACGACGCCCAACGGCAGGTGATTGGGTTCGGGATCAACGAACTGCGCGACCAAGCCGCCAACCTGCCTACCGGCCGATTCATGAATGGTGCCCCCGTCCGAAGCGATGGCCGAACCGGGATGATGGTCAATGGCGTGCTGACCTATGCCGGCGGCGGCTACACCGGCAACGGTGCCAGGTCAGGTGGCCTCGACGGCCAGGGCGGTTTCATGGCGATGCTGCACCCGCGGGAAACCGTGATCGATCATGCGCGGACCGGGGCTGGTGGTGGTGTCCCCAACATCACCATCAAAACCGGCGAGGTGCTGCAGATGCCGGATGGCAGCCAATGGGTGAGCATGGCTGACCTCGAGCAGGCCATGCGCGCCACCGCGGCCGGCGTGCTCGGCCAGCTGCGCACCCCCGCCGGCCGCGTCGCCATGGGTGGTGCCTGATGGCTACCGGGCAGGCTGCGTTCGTTTCCCTGGGCGATGGCATCGGCACCGTCTTCGCGCGGTGGCAGTCGTACTGGATCGACGCCATCACCACCTGGGACAGCCAGTCCTGGACCTATCAGCAGTTCGATTGGAGTGGCATTGCCAGCGGCCAAGCCACGGGCGAGCAGGCCACCCTTACCCTGCCGGCGGTGCCATCGGTGCTGAGCGTGACTGAGGCGGCCCTGGCGGGCCCTTGGGTGGCGCAGGTGCGGGTGATTCAGTTTGACGAAGAGCAGGGCACCACCGCGCCACCGGCTATCTATGTGCTGGCCGCCAGCTGCGTCGGCGAAGTGATCGGCGCATCGGCCACGCTCACCACCATGACCTGGAAGTTGGGCTCGGCGCTGTCGCCGGTTGGCGCGCAGTTCCCGCCGCGCACGGCCATCACGCCATTGATCGGAGTGCCCTGCCGGTTATGAGGTATCCCGACGCCAGCGTGATGCGCTATCCCGACGCCTCGAAGGCGTGGGATCCCAGAGCGCAGCCGAGCCGAGCCGCTGGTGCCATCGCTCAGGTGTTCGCCCCGGCTGCCGCCGCTGCATCCGGCAAGCTCCCATCCCCCGCAAACGCAGCCGCAGCGGCAGGCAACTCTCCGCTCAACGTGCCCCAGGCCTCCATGGTGGTGGGTGAACCGATCCCGGTGATCTGGGGCCGGCGACGCGGCACCGTGGGCGGGGTGCTGGTGTTCCCCCGGGCCACCGAAGCACGCTTTGAGAACACCAGCACCACGGTCACCAGCCGGTACCACCTGGTGATCGGCGAAGGCCAGATCCCGGATATTCAGCGGCGCGATGTGCGGCTGGGCGAATGCCGGATCGGCACCTTCTCCCAGAACTACAACCAGCGGGCCGGCACATTCGTTCCCGGCAACTTCGCCACCGCGCAGACCGGCTACACCGTCCCGACCTTTCCGAATTACACCGGCGGCGGCGGCAACTACCAGGGCCTGAGCACCTTTGAAGCTGGCGCCACCTTTACCGGTGGGTCCGACGATTGGAAGACTGCTTGGAACATCTTCCTGCGTGGCGGCACGATTGTGGAGCGGGGCCGGCTGCTCGATGCCACGGTGGACAGCAGCGACAACCTGGCCGATCTGATCCTGTGGGCGCTGCAGCGATCCGGCCGGGTGCCTGCCGCAATGATCGACCTGACCAGCCTGGCCAGCGCTGCGCTATTCCTGGAAACGGTGGGCCTGTGGTGCAACGGCCAGTTCGACGCCTCGGGGAACCTGGGGGATTGGCTGATCAAGATCCTTCCGGATTTCCTGCTGCGCGAGACGAAGGTGGGCGGCAAGTTTGGCCTGCGGCCCCTGCTGCCGGTCACCAGTGGCGCGATCAACACCGGCGCGATCACCCCGGAATGGGTGCTGACCGAAGCGGCGATCATTCCCGACAGCTATCAGGTGGACTACGCCGAAGCCGCCAGCCGTCGGCCGGTGGCGATGGCAATGCTGTGGCGCCAGCAGGCCGACGACACCGACGTGCCAATCGTGCGCACGCTCACCGTGGGCGATCAGAACGCAAGCGGCCCAGTCGAGCAGCACGACCTGTCGCAGTACGCCACCACCGAGAACCACGCGGCGAAGGTCGGCGCCTACCTGTACGCCAGGCGCACTCTGAGCACTCACACCGCAACCGTTCGCCTGAAGCCCGGGAACCAGACCGGCACGATCGCCGAGGGTGACATCGTTCAGCTCTACCTGGCGGTTGAAACCAGCCGTGAGGCGGTCGGCAGGATTAACCGCTTCTATCAGGTTGAGAGCATCGGCCACTCACTGAGCGGTGAAGAGACGCTGAGCCTGAGCCACTTCCCCGTGAACTCCAGCGGCCAGAGCCTGATTGCGCTGGCGGTGGCCAATGCCACGGCACCTGGAACCACGCTGAGTTCCAACCGCACCGGCGGCAGCTGTGACATCGCCGGGGCGTCCACCAGCACCACCGTGCCAACCAAGAGCACCAGCGGAACGCCGATCAGCGGCCAGGCCACTGGCGGCGGAGCTTCGAGCACCTATTGGGCGGCGACTGGGCAGTTCATTGATCTGTTTGGCGGTGGCACCTTTGGCGGTGCGGCGCCCACCGATTCACCGCAAGCGCCTGCAGCATCTGTGCCAACCGCTGGAGCGCCATTTGAGCCGCCTGCCAACGTGGCCGTAGGTGCCAGCGTGCCACAGTCCCTGATTGATGCAATAAATAGCCAGATTAACGCGACTAACAAAGGAGCCACAGGGCCAACATGGTTGCCAATGCCTTCTTACGGCACGTGGGGATCTGCCAGGATTGTGTTTAGGGCCACGGAGGCATTGGTTACTTACGCAATTACTAACGGCGGCGGATCCTTTGGCGGTGGGGCTCGAACATTTACAGTGAATTTCACCCTTCCCGCAGGGCCGCTAATGGTTGTGCCTGGTGGAGAAATAGTTGAGGGTTATTACGTCGGATATTCTGCCGCAAAGCTAGTTACGGCGGCTAAATTGTTCACGCAAAACCTTGGAATTGTAACACTCGGGAATGCGCCAGGGTGGCCAGCACTAGGGACGCTTGGCTCATCCACGCCAAACGGCCCTGGCGTGGATGCAGTTGCGGCTGGCGTTTACGCATACGGATGGACGAGCGCAGCTAGCACAGTTCTTAGTGTAACCACAGCGACCATAACAATGGACTCCTGGACGCGAACAAGCTAGTGGCCACCTTCCCCTCCCTTGCACCATCAGCCGCGCCGATCACCCCTGGCGCCTGGCCCGTCTCGGCAATCACCAGCCTCAAGGGGGCCGAGTCGCGCATCAGACAGGGATCGGCGCAGATCGGCCGGCGGCTGCAGCTCGCGTTCACCAATATCACCGAGGCCAACTTCCTGGCGATCCTGACTCACTACCAGGGCCAGCGGTCTGGATTTGATCCGTTTGGATTCAGCACTACCACCCTGGCCGCTGATCTCACCCCATCAGGTCATGCCTGGCTGTACGCCAGCCGTCCCCAGGTGGTCGATGAACACCTCGACGTGTTCACGGTGGTCTGTGAGTTCAAGAGTGAGCCACGGGGGCTGGTGGTGGCCATGGGGAAAGCGTGGGGAACTGGGGCAACGGCACTGGCGGCAGGAGCGCGCAATAGCGGAGTCGGATCAAGCGGCAGCAGGTGGGCAACAGGCTCCACAACGATGACCCCAGGATCACGGTCTTCCTAGCCTGCATTCAGGCAATGGTTTCCTGTGGCTTCCATCATCTACGACAGTTTCCTGAGCGATGTCTTCGCCGGGAACTGCACCACGGCCAGCACCTACAAAGCGATGCTGGTCACATCGGCCTACACCGAAGACCGTGGCGCCCATAGCAAGCGCAGCAGCGTGACCAACGAGGTCACCGGCACCGGCTACACCGCCGGCGGCGTTTCGGTCACCCTGACGGCAAGCCTGAACACCACCACGCACATCCTGACGCTGACAATCCCCACGGCAACCTGGGCCAGCAGCACCATCACGGCGCGCAAGTTGATCGTGTACCGCTCCACTGGCACCGCCGCCAACGACAACCTGGTGGCCTGCATCGACAACGCCGTGGACCTTGTCAGCACCGCCAGCACCATGACCTGGAACGCCAGCACCTGGACCCTGCCGCTCCCCGCGCCGGTCTAATGGCTGCCTTCCCCTCCATCGAACCGCTGGAACGGTCCTATGACCTGGGGTCGCATCCCATCTCGGCGTCCGCATTCAGCAACGGGGACGAGACGCGGTTCCTGCACAGTTCCGTTTCGTCAGGTGTGCCGCTGGCGCTGGTGTTCCGCAAGCTCAGCCTCACCGAAGCCCGGCAGATCAGCGCGCATTGGGACGGCCAGGGGACCGCTCGGCCGTTCACCATCCCCGTGCATCTCTGGCGCACCCACAGCTCTACCACCGACGTGGTGCCATCCACATTTGTCTGGCGTTATGCGAGCGCGCCAGAGGAGACCCCGGCCAGCGGTGGCCTGTTTGATGTATCCGTCTCGCTTCTTGCCGTCGCCTAAGAATCAGCAGACTGATCCCATGACCCCCACCACCGCCTCAGTTCGCGACGCTGCCCAGGAGATCGCCAAGCGTGGCGGGATCCTGCCCCACCAGCTGGCCGCTCTGTCTGCGCTGGATCAGGCTCTGACGCCTGAGCAACGCCAGGTCTTCACGGCTGACTGGAGAGCTGCTGGAAGCCCGGCAGCGCCAGCCCCTGAGCCCCAGCGGGTTGGGCTGGTCGGCCCCAAGCGGCGACCCGACCTGAAGCCCGGCGATCACCATCTGGTGGTGGACGACAAGGCCGAGACGGTCACCGCCTTCAACCACAAAGGTGAGCGGCTGTGGACCGTGGCGGCCCTGGCCAGGGGGCAATCAACCGAAACCGATTGGCGCTCCCGCAGCAGTGACACTCCGCCGGGCCTGTACCAGGTCGGCACGATTTACAGGGACTACGAAGCCGATCCCAGCACCACATTCAGCGCGGATCGCCGCGCCTATGGGTGGTTCTCATTCGACCTGATCGGCCTCGAAGGGCAGGAAGGGCCCGGCAGCCGGGACGGCCGCGACGGGATCATGCTCCACGGCGGTGGCTCTGCCTGCGGCTGGCCTGGTGCCTGGCTGCCGCTCCAGCCGCTCTATCCGACGCTCGGGTGCATCCGGATGCACAACCGGGACCTCAGGGATCTGCTGCTGCCGCTGGCGGGGCTGGGGACCATCTACATCTCGGTCTGGCAAGAGAGTCGGTGATGTCTGAACGCACTTTCCAATGCCGCCGAAACAAGGCTTGCAGGGCCTGGCTGCCGGAGAGTGCGATCGATTGGCAGATCGAATCAGGTATCCGCCGGCCGTTCTGCCAGCCGGGGATGTGCCCCAACAACAAACGATCGGACACCAGTGATGAGCTGTTGGCGTTGCAGCTGGAGCTCCGCCGGGTGAAGGAAACCGCTCGGACTGCCGAGCGCGATCGGGACCGTGCCCTGGCGGAGCTGGCCAACACTCTGGATTCGCTGAGCACAGCCTTGGACATTCGGGAGATCGAGCAGCCAGAGCCGCTGAGCGATCACCACCACGGCGCCCGATCCGAATCGGTCCCGATCCTGCTCTGTTCGGACTGGCACTGCGGCGCCGTGGTGCGCGCGGAATCGGTGAACCAGCTGAACGCCTACGACGTGGACGAGTTCCACCGGCGGGCCGGAGCCCTGTTCGTCAATGCACTGAAGGTGATCCGCATGGTGCGAAGCAGCTGCGATGTTCAGCAGATGGTGCTCTGGCTCGGCGGTGACCTAATTGACAACTGGCTGCACCCTGAGCAGGCCCAGACCCAGGAGCTATCGCCAACCCAGCAGATCATCGAATGTGAGCGCGCCATCGTGGCTGGCATCGATCACCTCCTTGAGCACGGCGCATTCGATCGCATCGTGATCCCCTGCAACTACGGCAACCACGGGCGCACCACTCCCAAGATGCAAGCCGACAACGCGCACAGCACCAGCTTCGAATGGCTGATGTATCAGAGCCTGCGCCGGCACTACAGGCATGAGCCGCGCATCGAATGGCATATCAGCGACGGCAACATCCTCTATGTGGAGGTGCTCGGCCGGCTGCTCCGCTTCCATCACGGTGATGCCATCCGTTACCAGGGCGGCATTGGCGGCCTGACTGTGCCGCTCACCAAGTGGCAACTCAGGCAGGATCAGGGCATTGCCGCCGATCACAGCTTCTTCGGCCACTTCCATCAGCTGACCATGGGCACCGGCTGGTCGGTGAATGGCTCGCTCATCGGGCCAACCGCCTATGGGCTCAAACTCGGATTTGCGCCAGAGCGCCCACAGCAGCTACTGCGCTTCCTCGACAGCGAGCGCGGATGGACCGGTGCCTTTCCGATCTTGACGGACTGACCACCGCCGCATCAGCTCCAACCGGCTCCGATCCCGCAGGCATTCCCCGCCGGCGCAGATCTCCCAGCAGCAGCCGCCAGCGTCATCCACGGCGGCGCGCAGGGTGGCGTCATCAGACTGGGGAACCTGATCCTCTTCGGTCATGGACGGCTGGTGGTTGAAGCCTGAACTCAGTCTGTCCAGGGAGCTGGAGCTGGAGACGGCTCGCCGGGAGATCCCCCGGCTCCACCGACACGACCTCGAGGCCCGACTGGATTCGGCGCTGGTTCACGCAGTCACCTTCGACCACCTGCTCCGGCAGGCCCTGGCGCGCGTGCAGGAGCTGGAGATCAAAGAAGCTCTAGCTGCTCCCCCAACTCCGCGCCATCTGGCATGGGCGCGGGATTTGATGGTGGAACTGGGAGTGAAACGGCAGGACTGAGCCGGCGCATGGTGTTCTCCGCCAGGCGGATCAGACCCCGGGCGCGATGGACCGACATTCGTTCCCGCTGCGCCAGCTCGGCAACACCGACCACCGGCTCACCCAGGCCGTAACGCCCCCGGATCAACCGCTGGGCCCGCTCATCCAACATTCCAACCAGCGCCAGCAGCTCATCCCGGCGTGGGCTGGGGGGCTCATCTTCGTCAGCGCTGAGCATGTCGATCAGCGCCGACGGGTCGCCGGATGTGGAGCCCGGCAGCGGAGCGTCAAGCGAATGACAACCAGCACCGATCAGCAGCAGGTGCTCCAGCTCGGCCTGGGCAATGCCCAGCTCCTGGGCCAGCTCGGCGCGGCTGGGAGTGCGGCCAAGGTGAGCGGCCAGAGCCGCCGCCACCTTCCCGGCCCTGGCAATGGTGCCGGTGTGGGTGGTGGGGATTCTGATGGTCCTGCCGTGGCTGTCGATGTGCCTGCTGATCCCCTGGCGGATCCACCAATAGGCATAGGTGCTGAGCTTGTACCCACGGGTCGGGTCGAACTTCTCGACCCCACGCTGCAGGCCGATCGCACCAGCCTGGAGCAGGTCGGGCAGATCGGCTTCGGCCACCGCCACCCCCAGACCATGCCGGGCCCGCCGAGCGACGTGAGCCACCAGGCGGAGATTGGCCGACACCATGCGATCCCGGGCCCGCAGGCCCCGCCGGCGGACTGACGGAGGGGCTTGATCTGCCGATGGATCCCAGTCCTGCCATGCACGCACAAGGCCGCCGAGGTGAAGCTCCTCGGCGGCGGTGAGTAGGGGGTGCCTGCCGGCCTGCTCCAGCCAATGCGTGGTCATGTCGCTGCTTGGCCGCATGGCTCAGGGCGGCGGTGGGAAGGTGATCAGCGATGCCAACGCCAGCAGCGCGGCAAAGGTGATCGCTGCTGGGCTGCTCCACCACAGCAGCGCCACCACCCAGGAGGCCACCAGCATCAGGACCGACAACGCGACCCGATTGGCGAAGGGGTCACCCATGGCGCCCCCGGTTCAGCAGGTGCCGGGCCCAGGCCATGCCGATCGAAACGGAATGGCCGGCCGGGACCGTGATCGCCCCGGGTGCGTTGGCCTTCCACCAGGATCTGAACTCAGCCTCAAGAGCCTGATCCGTGATGGCCGCATCGGCGGCTCGGGCGGCTTTGATGGCCTCGGTGGCGATGAACCAGGGCTGATCTGCTGGCTCCAGGGCGGCGCTGGCTTGGATGATGCGCGAGATGGTGGGGCCGTCCATCAGAAGGGCGCCTCTTCATCGCTGGCGAACTCGTCCACATAGCCAGAGGGGGCCACGGCGTAGCCGCCTTCCTGCTCCTCAAAGCCGTCGGTGGCGTCTTGCTCTTCCCTGGCCACGAACTGCACCACCTGGGCGGCCTTGGGCTGCAGTGACAGGCCGGTGCCTTCGGGGCGCTCCCAGCCATAGGTGGAGAACCGGATGATCATTTCGCTGCCGTTACCGATCTGGCTGCCATCCCACGGCTGTCGTTTGGAATCAATCAACTGCGGGCCGCTGGCTTTACTGCCGTCTTCCCTGACGAACTCCTGAGACTTGAATTTCACCACGACCTTGGATGGGTCTTCTTTGTCGGTCTTCCAGGGTTGGCCTTTGTCCGACCGCTTTTTCTTCGTGCCATGGGCTTCGATGAAGATCTGGTCGAGCTTCTCCAGAAACGCTTTGTGCCTGGGATTGTTGGTGGGATCGAGCACCATCTCAACGGTCCAGGCGCGTGGCTTACTGGTGTCCAGCTGCTCGCGTGCGGTGATCAGGTGGCACCAGCGAACGGGTGCGATCGGGGTGAAGTGGATGTCTGCGGCCATGGGTGTTTCAGGGAAGGAGTGGTGGAAGGCCCGCGCCGAGGCGGACCAGGTGGTGAACAGCTCCGCTGGCTGACAGGTTGTGCTGCTTCATCACGGCACGGACTGCCTCATCGGCATCCATGCGCAAGACGGTCATCACATACCTGCCGGCCTGGCGGCGCGGCGCCCTGCCGTACGGCTTGGGGCGATCAGGCTTGGGACTCTGAGGCTGCTGGGTCATGCGGCTTCGATACTGGACGCCAACGCCAGCGGCGCCACAGCGGGCGATGGCGGGCGGTGATCCAGCAGCTCCATGATCTCCCGGCCAATCCGCTCAAGGGCATCGGTGCGGCGGCTGATGGACAGCATCCGACCGATACCGATGGGGCCGGGGTTCTGCTCCAGGGTCGCCGCAGCGCGATCGTTCAGGGCGGCTTGGTGCTCAGCCGACACCTGGTCGATCAGATCGAGAGCGCGGCGGAGCCGTTCGCGGTTGCGGAGATCGTTCATGGCGCCACACCTCCGGCGTTCTCAATGCTCCAGCGATCGCAGAAGTGCAGATGGCGCAGTTCGGTGATCACCGGGGCGATGGCCTTGACGGACCGCTCGACGCGGAAGGCATCACGAAACGAGATCGTGAACGACTGCCTCTGATCAGCCGTCAGGCTCTTGATCATGTTGATGGCCACCGCCTTCTGCTCAGCGGTGAGCGGCGTGGATGGGTCGGGCTCAGGATCAGCCACCGGCTCAGCGACGACCGTGCCAGAAGTGGCGGCGGCCAGGGACTCGGCAGCGACTTGGACCAGCTCCGGAGTGACGGTGACCGGAACCGGCTCCGAATGTTCGCTAGGGCACTTTATGCGTGAATCGCATTTTTCTTCAGGCTCGGCAGCTTGAGCGACCTGGGGCCAAACAATGCCAAGCAGGCCGGCCAAGAGTTCAGTTACCGAGGATCCCTCGGCAACTGAATCAGCGCCGCCGCTGTGGCGCAGGCGGACCTCAACAAAGCCGATGTCAATCGGCCGACTGAACCAGCAGAAGCCCAGGGCCGCGGCTTGGCGGGCGGCTTGGATTGGATGAATGTTGTCGGGGACTGTGGCCTGAAACTCGGCTAGCGCTGCGCTGTACGAAGCGTCGGCCTCGAACGCGCGCAACGCCAGCTCGGTGGACATTTGGTGCATGGGTGAGGTGAAGTGCTGCACGCCACAGACCTTAGCCGCTCGCTAAGGCGATCCGCAACCCTCAAAAAACGAAAGACTCAGAACTCACCCCCCCCCCCCCCCCCGGAGCGGCCGGGATCAGGGACTCCTTCCAGGTCGCCAGCCATTGGGCGGGCCGCCACTCCGACGCCTCGGGATCCCACTGCTCGGCCAGCTCGGCGGCGGTCCAGGCGTCGAGGCCCATCACTACCCCGGCCCACCGCTGGCGCATCCGGGCCGGTGCGAAACCGCCGGCCGCCATCAACTGAGCAGGGCCAGCACCGGCGGCACGGGCGGCTTCCCTGGCTTGATCGGCCCAGCTGGCGCAAAGCTCGGCAGCCTGGTCATCGGTGAGCGTTGGGGCTGGGCTGGCGGCCGGTGCGGCGAGCCAGGCGGGTGGTGCCAACAGGCCCGCATGGCACAGCCAGAAAGCCTCAGGGCCCCAAGGCTTGTCGGACTCATCACAGATGGCCTGGCTGCCCTTGAGCTGGTCAAGCAGGTCGCGGCTGCGCACGCCTTTGTACTCGCCCTGGTGGACCAAGGCGTTCAGGTTGGACAAACTGAGAAACACCACGTTACGGGGGCTCTTGGTGATCCCGCGTTCCAGTTCGCTCAGGCCCGAATGCCTGACCACTTCGCCCAGGCCGGCCTCGCTGGCCCAGCGCCTGGCCGTGTACTGGGTCCAGCCGTTCAGCTTGCGCCAGCGGCGAAGCATTCGGCCAAATTCGGTGGCGGCCTGGTCCTGGGC